TCTTATACCAACGCACTTGCCCCATACGACTAATTGGCTCTTTTCCGACTAACTCGCTTAANTTAATACTGTTAATGAGNGTTTCNTCNTAGACCAAGAATTCGCAACCGTATTCACGACGGAACCGTTCTTCGCCGATACGGCCAGTTTCAGTTATCTTCCATTGTTCATCTCGATCAGGGTGATCACTCCACTCGCTGCGGTATCCGTGAAACCCGTTAATGCCGACATGATCGTCCTTTTCGTTGCCATATTCGTCAAATGTATTTTGACTCTCTTTCCAAATGATCGCAAACTCATCTTCGTCACTGTTAGGGGTCGACGTAATAATTGCCCGTCCACCAGTTGCTAGTGTCGGGGATATTGAAGTCCAAAACTCTGTGGCGATGTTAGGTTGCACAAATGCAAACTCATCGCAATACAATAAGGAAATTGACATACCACGACCAGTATTACCGGTAGTAGTAGCTGATACAATACGTGATCCATTTTCAAACTCTATCGAGCCCTTGTTATAGTTTGTTACACCTGCTCTAATGTGATCAGGACATAATTCGTATCCATAACGGATACGTTGCATAATTTCTTGTGAGCCTGTGTATTTGTGTGCGGCAACTAGAATAGTCTGATCCGGGTGAAACATTGCGAACCATAATAAGTATCCCGATGCACATGTAGTCTTTCCGCTTTGCCGCGGCATCATGTTTACATTGAAACGATAATTGTGATAAGAATCTAACAAGCCAACTTGATACTCGTAAGGTTCAAATTTCATCTTACCTTTAACTGGGTGCTGAATATAAAAGAAGTTTCTTACAAAATATAAGTAACCTGTTTCGGGATCAGCACACGCAAGAAGATCCGCTACTTGATCTTCTGTAAACTTTTCTTTACTGTGCGCTTTTTTGATTAATACGCCGTCTAGTGATTTTGCCATAACTTTATTTACATAAAACTAGCACCCTGTAGAGTGGTTTTGGAAGAGGTGCATCTTTTTACACTAAATACCTAACAAGTGGATAATTATGGAACCTATTACAATTACTGAGTCAGCTAAGGAAAAAGTAGCCGATATTCTAGCAGAGGAAAACAATCCTGCTATTGCGCTACGAGTATTCGTTCAAGGCGGTGGCTGTAGTGGATTTAGTTACGGGTTTACATTAGATGACGTCAAGGCCGATGATGACTTTGAAATAGCACAATCTAATTTTAAAATCTTTGTGGATTCTATGAGTTATCAATATCTAATAGGTTCTACTATAGATTATAAAGAAGAACTCATGGGTAGTAGCTTTACTATTACTAATCCAAATGCGCAGTCCACATGCGGCTGCGGTTCTAGTTTTTCAGTATAAAAAAAGCACCCCGTAGGGTGCTTTTAATACTATTAATAAAATTTAATCTTTTAAACGGCCATCAGCTTCTGCTGATTTTAACATTGCGGCACGGTCTTTGTAACTGCCACGCTTGACATCTTTTGCAGCATCTTTTTCACCCTTAGTAGGATTCTTAACATGCTTTAGGGCATCAAAGTTGTCTTTCTTACCTTCTTTTACTTCGGTATATAAACGACTTAGTTGAGTCATTAATGTTTCTTGCATTGGATTGCCGCCACCATTAACCTTAGGAGCTTCTGCACCCTGGCCGTGTAGATCATCGCCGGTTTGTAATACTGCATCAATTGGGGCAACTTGCTCTTGTGGTGCGTTTGCAAATTCTTCATCAAACGCATTTTCTAAATCGCCCATATCGCCGCCATCGATATTAACAGCAACTGCCTTTTCGTCACCTGCTTCAATACCTTTTAAGATGGCCATCAAATCTTTAATGCCGCCTGCGCCGCTGCCGTTAAGACTAACATTCATGCTGACGTTGTCTTGTTGCTTTGGTGCGCCCATATCCATGCCGCCCATAACTGGCATATCACCGCATTCAGCAACTGCACTCTCAGTAAATAAGTCTAGGCCTAAATCACGGCGTAGTTGCACTACTGGATCAATTGCGTCTTCTGCAATAACTACCTCTTCCACTTCGGGCACTTCTTTTGCAGGAGTGTCAAGTGATGCAATTTTTTTGTATAAGTCTTCGAAGTTCATATTATTTTCCTGTAGGCAGCTTATATTCGGTGCCACCGTGTTTTTGTTTAGCTAAGTCTTTTAAGAAGCTGCTAATATGCTTCTCGCCGACTAATTTCTGTCCATCGGCTGTGCTTTCGTAATCTTTACCTAATAGTGCATCACCTTTAGGATTTTTAAAATGCTCGTCGTTTAAGTCACGTTCTTTGATATCAAACGGTGTTAATACACAAACTCTTGCCGATGGCATTTTTAATTGACTAGCAATGTATTCTTTTAAAACCGGTGCAGTTGTTGGGTATGTAACAGCTACATCAAACAATGTTACTTCTGCAAACTTTGACTCTGGAAAATCTAAAGGACTTTCTTGAATAGGTGTTCTGTTGCCTTTTGAACAGCTAGTGCAGCCGTATTTCTCTAATGCTACTTTTAGTTGCTTAGATGCGTCTTTAGGACAGTCGCCAGCAATTTTTACTTTGTATTCGTATACTTGCTTGCTTTCTTGTAGGTAATCTTTAAATGATTTCATAGTTTAATTCCGATAGTGTATTTATTTCATATTGCGTAGTTTTTCAATAAGACTATTACGATCTGTAATAATTACGCCCTCTCCCGGAATACTAATTCCGTTATCATCGCTGCCTGTTGCATCTTGATCTAGCTTTTGTTTCTTAAGTTGTAACTCAATCATCTTGAGTTTTTTGTCAATTTTGGCTGATTTAGCATCAATGGCATTCTTTAACATGCCGCCTGCAACTTCGAAGATTCTGCTAGAGTAACGTGCTTCAACGTTCATTCCTAAGTCCATTAAGTCGTCATACGCCTCGGTAGCTCGTCGAGCAAGCTCGTCAAATTCGTTATCTGCAATATCGCCTAGCCCTTTAACTTGCGGTAAACTAGCTGAAATTTTGTCAAATTCTGCCATGTCGCGAAGCAGGGGCTGAGCAGTTGATACTGCCTGGGCTTTCTCTTCCTGTTTGACAATTTTCTTGCTTTCAGGAAGATTTAATAGTTCTTCAAGTTTCTTAGTCATACTCTTACTTATCCAGGCTTGCCATTGTGGAATAAATCATTTTCACTTACTACCCTGAATTTTATGCCTTGTTGTTTGCACCAAATATTAGCAGCAGCCCACTTGGCTTGATTCTTAATAAACTGTGCTTGATTGTATTTGTTTTTACCTACACGTTCTAAAATTGCCTGGCTTGCTGGTTTAATTTCAATAAGCTCAACATTCATTTTCATATTCTTATCCACATACTGGATAAAGAAATCTGGAACATAAACTGTTTGTCTACCAGTTAGTGGATCTCTATATGGGATTTGGACTGCTTCGCTTGCCCACTTTTGTATACTCGGATTAGTGTCGCAAAATCTCATAAAACTTAGTTCCCATGAGCTGCGATAGGTAGGGACTTTAAGTCCTATATATTTGTTTGGCTGAGTCATTACAAACTTGCCACGTGCAAATTTGCTGGCCATGTTATACTAGAATGTTACGAGATTCGAACGTATCTGCTACCGTAGCAACACGATAACCTAGGACGCTTACTTTCTGTCGATAAGCGTTTAATACTTCTGCAACTACTTGACTTAGTTGCACATCGGATAATGCTTTTAATGTATCTAGCAATGTAAACACATTTACATTATCAATTCTAGCTTGATTTAATAATACAATACTTGTGCTTCTTGCGCTATCGGTGTCAAATCCACGCTTCTGAAAGAATCCAAGGACTGCATCAATTTGGTTGCTAGGAAAACTAACTTCGTGAACAAAGTATTTGTCAAAGAATTGCTTAACGTCTGACGAACTGTCAGTTACTTGTGTCGAAGGAAGATTAGATGCCATATTATTGTGCTATAAAAATTGTAGTATTATTACCAGTAATATTTACCGCTTTGGCTGCTACTGTATTTTTATTAGTAGCAGTAGCAACAGGAAAGGCTGTTCCTTGAACACCGCCAACACTTGCAGTAGCAGTAGATGCTATGCTTTTAGCAGATGCAATTCCTGTCGTGCCGCCGAGTGGTAGGTCTTGTCTATTTTGATAATTGTCAATTGCCGAGCTTGCATTTTGACGAGCTTGTGCAGTCCCACGTTGTTGATCAGTAGTAACTGAACTTGATTTAATAGTAGTTAACCCTAGCGGGCTAGGAGTCTGATCGTAATGCTCTGTGCCAAAGCCTTCTGGAGTATCTGCATTAATTTCGCCGGTTGAGTAATGCACAGCTTCGTAGTTAAGCGTCATTGCTAGTTCGTGTGCAGTATTAGTTTTGCTATAATCCATTGTTTGATGGTCAAAACTTGCAACCATTGGGTTAATTAATTTGAACGCAAACCATTGGTGTCTTGCCAATTGATAGATAGTGATACTATTAAAGAACTGACCAGTTGCCTTATTATCTAAACCGTATGTGTTAGAAGGTGCTCTGCTGTATGCATTTCTAGCATAAGCACTACCTGGGTTCGCAGCGGCTGCTGAATCTGCATAGTAGAATCCATAGTAGTTTTGCCACATCTTATTAATCAATCCCATGTTATCATCGTGGAATTTAATTGTGCAAGCATCAAACTTATGTTGAACTTGCACTACACGTTTTCTATTATATTGATTAATTGTTTCAGTTTGTAGTGTAAACTTAGGTAAAGATACGTTCTTTACCAACATGTTCATTTCTTTAGAATGTCGCTGTTTTAAATCTTGATCTTTCAAGGCAGCGGCATTGATATTAAATGATACATGAAATAAGAAATCTAACTTAGGAGCTAGCCTAAAATTGTCATCTGCAAACAGCCGTGCAGCATGAGCGTAATCCTTTTGTAAAGTATTAGGATTTAGATTGTTATCACGATAAGCGTTATACGGGTTTCCCATACTAGTATTTATTTAAAAAATAATATACGCAGTTTATGTTAAGTCACAAAAAAGCTCACCGAAGTGAGCTTTTTGATTATCGTGAACCGCCGCCAGTTACGCCTGTGCCGGTATTTCGAGTAACTGCTGTTCCTACACCTACTGTTCCTGCTGTTTGTAAACAGTTATCAGGCTGGATTGTAAGACTGATCATGCTGGCCTCTTGCGTTGCGTAGCTGATCGAATCGTAGTCAACCTTAGTAACAAAGCAACCATAGCATTCCCATGTTTCAAGAATGTTTGGAGTGCTTGCACCGTTACCGCCGTCTAACATTTCAATACGCATGACAAATTTGTAGTCGCTACCAGCTGCTGCCGTAGCTTGTTCAAAAAAGTCATATTGCTTTTGCATTTGTTCGCCAACTAGCTTGCTAACGTTACCTGTAACGTCATCGCGTAGTTTAACTGTAATAGCATCCCAAGTTGCCTTACCTGCGTAGTGCATTGTTGAGTTGTAAACTTCAAGTGTAATATCTTTAAAGTTTACACTTGGGCGTTTTGCTTCAGCTACTTGCTTTGTTAGTTCTGTTGTAGGAGTTGAAACTCCAAAGTTCTCAAACATAATGCGGAAGCGATATTTCATCTTCGGCATTAGCATACCTTGAGCGCTGGCGCTCTGGTCTGATGCTAGTGGAACTGTAAATCTTGATAGTGTTGCGATTGCCATTTTATTATTCCTTTAATTATAGACCTTTGATCTCGCCAGTGTTCTTCAAGCGTAATGGAATGTAAATAAATTCCACTGCCTTAACTGGTTCAATAGCTACATCAAGGTATAGTTCACTACGATCAATTCTTGCTGGAGTATTGTTGCTTGTATCGCAAACTACAATGTAGTCGTATAAAGCACGTTGTCCAACTAGCTCTAACAATAGACTTTCAGCCGCTTGTTTGATTTCGTCGCGTGTAATCTTATCGTTCGGTTCAAACACATATGGCTTGGCCAACTGTGTAAACTGTCTACGTAAGTGAATTACTAGACGAGCTACGTTGATACGATCTAATGCACTTGCTGCGCGAGCGCGAGTGTATTGTCCGTAGTTTACAAGACCAGTTCCAGTAATGAAAGTTAATGGGTTAACCTTAACTTGAGCAAGTGTGTCGCGTTGTCCAGTGTTTAATGCAACTGATTGGAATTCGCCTTCACCTGTAATATAACCAACTGCTGTTGCGTTAGTAATACCACCACGGCGTGTTCCTGCTGGAGCAAACCAAGGATAAGCAACTTGGTCGTTCAATGCAATAGTGCGTAGCATCATGTGGCTTGGAGGAACAACAACGTTGTTACCAATGTTGTCACTGGTGTAGCCCCATGGGTAGAACACAGCCATGTATTCATCACTTGATACTAAACCGCTGTCGTTATCTTCTAATGCGCCTGCTTGGTTAGTTCCCCAGTTCAACAATGAAGTTGCATCTGGTGTTAAACGTGCTGGTGTATCGCCAACGATGAATGCTGTCAGTCCACGATCAAAGTTCAAGCTGATCATTTCGCCAATTAGTTCAGGATATCCTGGTGTGGCAATCAAGTTGAAAATACGTGCTTCTTCATCACGGATTTGTTGATTGCTATTAACAAGGGCTTGTAGCGCCTGGATAACAACCTTACGTTGTGCCTTACGACCAAATGTTCCTGCACCGTTCTCTTGATTACCAGCTTCTGATAACCAACGGTGTGGGTAATACAATGTCATTAGCTCGTCATTTGATGATCTGAAATTACGTGCTGTTGTGTCAACATAGTCACGAACAAAACGCTTGACGTTAAATCCTGAACGGCGTAGATTCCATAACAACATACCTTTTGGATATAGTGCAGGATCTGGAGCGTCGAAGTCTACAAAATTGCTTGATAACAATTCTGTAATTGTAGCTGCATCAGCAGTTCTACCGTCTGTATTCCAACGTGCATCGCGGAACAATACGCCGTCTTCCGTTGATTGGTCACTGCTGTCAACTAATACCCACTTCTTAGTTACAAAGTTAAACTTGTAAATCATTGGGAAGTTCTCTAAGTCGCTAGTGTCAATCCATAGATCGCCATTCTTTAGCGCAGTAGTTCCGTCTGATTGTGTAATAGGAGCAGTTGCTGAAACAATCGGTCCTGTTGCATTAGTTGCACCATCGCCGTTTGCGCCTGATTCGTTATCATACATTAGATAACCAACCCACTTGGAACCGTCGTGAACCATGATATCCACTTCGTCAATTAAGCTGTTATACCATAGTTGACCGTCTGTAGTCAAGCTCTTAGGAGCATCTGTTCCAGTCTTGTGATACAGTTCTTGCCACAACGTAGCAACATAATCAAATGTTGTTCCTGCAGGTGCAGCATATAAGTTAGCAGTTGCACTAGCACCTGTAGTTGCAAAAATTGCAGCTAAAGGAGCATTTGTGCCGTCTGTTAGATAAATTTCGCCGCCAGCAGTATGTGTAACTACTAAGCGATTTTGTGAATTAATTTCAGCAACAACATTTACTAAACCTGCTGAGTTAATTGCAGTTGCTAGTGTTTCAGCATCTGCATCGCCTGAAGCTCCGGAGAATGTAATTGTTACTGCCGCGCTTGCTGTTGCGTTACCTGCTAAACTTTCTTGAATATCGAATGTATATGACTGAGTAGTAAATGTGACAGCAGCAATAACATTTGAAGTAATTGATAAACCGCCTGACGCAGTTCTACGGAATACCTTGAAGTTTGCTTCAACTGAAGCTCCTGTGTATTCTTCTACGTTGTGTTTCGCATACAATGTGCCAGCTGGTAAATTAATACCACCGCCTGTTGCATCTAGTTTAGCTAGAGCAGCACGACCGCTTGCATATAATGGAGATAACACTTCTTCCCATGCTGCCGTTGCAGTGTTGTAACGCTTAACACGAACGCTTGCACCTAAGTTAGGTTCAGTAGTCTTGAACCACACACTGCCTGTTGGGCGAGGTGATGCGCTGTTAGCTTTATATAATGGAACACTAGTGTGTGCAGAAATTTGCAATTTAGTAGCAAAATATGATTTTGCAGCAATGCCCAATACATCGGTGTCAATTAATGTTCCGCTTAAGCCAACTTGATCAATTACAGTTGCATCTAAATAAATTGCTAAACGACCGTTAACGTTGGCGGCATAAACACCGTTGTCGTTTAAGTTATCATTAATTGCCTTAACTAGTCCAGAACCTACACCACCAAGTGCTGTTGCTGTTGCTGTATATAATGTGTTGTTATCAACGTCTTTAAAAATCAATGTGCCACTTGCGAATGTATCAGCTGGAGTTTTAGTTCCAGTTACTACAGCCCATGACTTAGACCATGCATCGCTTCCTACTTGCACCCAAGCACCTGTTCTGTTTTTTAAGAACAACTTGCTCATTGTTGGAAGTGCTTTTGTTAAGTCTGAATCTGCAGGGTTATCATCGTTAGTGATTACAAAAGCGTAGTCACCGATAGCACCAACTGAGCCTTTAGGAGCTCCAGTTAACGCCTCAATCTTAGATGCAGTTGTTACAACTAGTGGAACTTTGTTTACAAATGTTTGACCGTTTGTAACGCTCGCATCTGATGAATTCCATTCAAAAATACCAAACGATGTGCTTGCTGTATCAAACCAGTATGTGCCGTTTTCTGCTTCACCTGCAGGCGCATCCGCTGCGGCATCTAGTTGTTTAGTATCTAAGTCAGCACGAACAACAAATGCTCGGTTGCTTACGCCTAGATAAGAATAAGCAGTTTGTAAACCGTATTCGTTTTGTTCGCCTGCATGGATTGGATTATTGTTAGCGTCAGTCTTGAAGATTGGAGTTCCGAATGTATCGGCCAAATCTTTCTGACTGGTCAACAAGTAAACTTGACCTGCGTTAGCTTTTAGGGTTCCCGGCGCGGTGCCAGTTCCTGCGCCGTTCAGTTTATTTTCTTCTGAAGCAACGATAATTAAAGGTGTTGTTCCGGCGGCAGCGGGTGTGTAAAAACTTTCATCAATAACCGATACGCTTACGCCTGGTGAACTTAGTTGAGCCATTTTATAATCTCCATGTGAACATGTTCTATATGTATTTATGGAGATTTGGATTTTTGTGCTACTTATACCGTTTGAAAAAGGGGGTAAAAAGGGGTAAATATTAGTATGAGACCACTTTGTTCATGCGGATTACGACCTTGTGCAATAAACTATCACAAGGGTAAAAAAACATACTATAGAAAGCTATGTGAAGCGTGTTTACACGGCGGAGACAATGCAGGCTCGCCCAGATGGTTCCGCTCGGGTTACAAAATGAAAAACACCTGCGACAAGTGTGGATTTAAAAGTCTACACAAGGAGGTGTTTGCAGTGTTTCATGTAGACGGCGATTTGAATAACTGCCGGCCTACAAACTTAAAAACAGTATGTGCTAACTGCCAACGGACTCTTCATAAGGAAGGTGTGCGATGGAGGCAAGGGGATCTGATACCAGATCTTTGATCTTAGACATTAGGTCATCAATAGTGCCGTCATTAGTTAATACGGCATCAAACTTAGTTCCTACCCATGCTGTTTCGCTTGCGTGAATACCTAGCTTTTGCATACGAACCTTAGCTGTCATGTAATTCATACATCGATCACCGGCATTCATATCAGCGGCATCGTTATACCATACAGGATCGTCTCCCCGTTTTACACGGATAACAATACCACCTGCTTCTTTAATTGATTTAATTTCGTTAGGGAATCGGCAGTCTGAAATAACAATATCGTCTTTACTGTTACGAAGTTTGTTTTCTAAGCTAGCAATCCAAATGTCATCGTGGAATGCTTTGCGGCATACTTCTGTGCCCCAATATTGTAAGACCCAACGAGGAGTAAGAGTTGGGATTCCAAGTCGTTCTGCCCACCACGGATCTACTTGTTCACGCCACTCACGGGCTTGTTTAGTGCGGCCTTCAAGCATTGTTCTGTCCCAACCAAATACATAGGCTACTGCATCTTTTAAGCTATTTGCAAATGATTCTCGTCGGAAACCATGGAAGTTAGTAAGATAGTCTGCAATGGTATCTTTGCCAGAACCAATAAATCCGCATACGCCAATGATCATAAGAATCCCCTGTAATTAGTGCTAGTATATAACACTTTTATTACAAGGTCAAATTATTTTTAGCCAATAATAAAGGTCATCGGTGTGCCGCCGGTCATCATTTCTTGGATTTCTTTATCCAATGCAACGAGTTCCTCTTTACCTGCAGATTTCAAATCATTGCCGTTTAGGGTGATTGCACTTTGTGGTCCGGCGATGCTAGCAAACTTACTACGAGCTTCACCTAGCATAATTTTGCAGGTTGCAAGCGTGTAATCATATAACCACTGTTTGGCGTAGAAGTCTTGTAATAATACATAATCTGGGCGATAGTTGTGGCAGCGAATTAGGATCTGTTCTTCTTCAGCAAACGGGCGTTGTAAGATAGTTAATATGTGGCTTGTAGGCTTCCACTTGAATTCTATGTATGAGCCAAACATTCTACCTACTAATTTCTGGTATCCAGCATACATTTCGTATGTTGCTAAGCCGCCCATCATAGTGGAGTTTAGCATGTAGGTATTTGTGTAGGCTAGGTTAAATGGTTCGTATAAAGTTCCGCCAGCGCCATTGCCGCTTCTACTACCAATTGCTCTACGGAAAACACTTTGCACTTCTACAACTTCGTCAGGTAACCGATATTCGTTAACATCCTGTAGTAGCTCTAAAAACATGTAAGATTCTTCTACTGCATTACTACTACGTTGTCTAAAACGTGTTAATGCACGGGTTAGTGCAGTTTCATAATGCTTGGGATCTAGCTCTACATCAACCATGCCATCGCCAAGCATGTCTCTTACGTAGTCAAAGACCTTGTTTCGTTCTATTAAACTTGTGGTAGCGTTAGTATCTGGCATTTTAGTTCTCCAAGTATATTTATGCGGCGATAAATATCATTATGCCACGATTATCACTATACAAACCCGAACGAGGGCAAGATTACAAGTTCATGGATCGCCAAATTTCTGAGATGTTTCAGGTTGGTGGTGTCGACGTGTATCTGCACAAATACCTAGGTCCTTCTAACCCAGACGCTGAAAATGCCACTGCAGATCAGCCGCATTATACTGGTGGAGTAGCAGTGACAAATATCCAAGATTTGCTTCTTTTAGAAAATCGTGATAGAAAGTATGACCAGTCAATTTATAAACTTAGAGGCTTCTATAATGTTTCAAACATTGACTTTAACCTAAGTCAGTTTGGCTTGTTCATTGACAACGACACAGTTTATATGACTGTTCACATTAACGATTTTATCAAATACATTGGTAGAAAACCACTAAGTGGTGACGTAGTTGAACTGCCTAACTTGCGTGACGACTTTGCTCTAAATGACTTTGATGTAACACTACCTCGCTATTATGTTATTGAGGATGTAGGTCGTGCTAGTGAAGGTTTCAGTGCCACGTGGTATCCGCACTTATACAGATTAAAACTTAAAAAGATCACAGACAACCAGCAATTTGCTGATATCCTGGATCAACCAGTCAATGAAAACAGTGATCTTACACTACGAGAATTGTTGAGCACTGCTAATAAAGAACTTGAAATTAACGACAGTATATTAGCGCAGGCTGATGCCGATGCACCGCAAAGCGGATACGAGACTAGGCATTTCTATACTATTGCATCAGATCCAAATACTGGTCAGCCGTTGTTACAAACTGTTGATGAGACACTTTTAGATGCCAGTAATGAATCATTTAGTGCTAGCGAAGTGGCTAACAGAGCCAAGCGCTCTGGCTACTCAGGCTACCTGTTAGGCGACGGCGTGCCGCCAAACGGTGCAGACTTTGGTCACGGGATTCAGTTTCCGGCAGTGCCGTATGAGGATGATTTCTTCTTAAGAACAGACATGTTGCCTAATAGATTATTCCGTTATGATGGTGCTCGTTGGGTCAAAGTTGAAGACAAAGTGCGTCATACACTTACCAACAGCGATACACGCCAGACTCTTAAAACTAGTTTCATTAATAATACAAACATTACTGGAACCACTGTTGTGCAAGAAGGAGTTGATATCCCAACTGTAGCAACTACCACAATTCAAACTACTATTCCGTTTACTGCTAAGATGGGTGCTAAGGTTGTAATAGGTGACGAAAAAGTTACTGTGTCAACTGTTACTTCCGGAACTGCCGGAAATGCTTTAATTACTATGAACGCTTCGGCAGCAATTGGCAGTAGTGTTTCGTGGACATTGTATGAGTCGTTTATTGACGAACGTCAATCTATTAGCAAAGCACTTAAACCTAAGGCAGATTTATAATGTTACACTTTTACGACGGGCAAATCCGTAGATATCTACTACAGACTATACGAGTCTTTAGTAATTTTACGGTTAAGTATGGCGATGGAAGATTAGTTCGTATTCCNGTAGTATACGGAGATGCAGACCGACAAGCCGCTGCTATCATGCGTCAAAACTCAGANAATAAAATAAACTCTACACCGCGTATTGCAATATACATTACTGGGCTTAGTATGGATCCTTCTCGTCTTGCTGACTCTACTTTTATTGGCAAAGCCCATGTTAGAGAACGCGAATACGACGAAACCACTGGCGGATATACAGGGGAGCAAGGCGGTAACTACACAGTTGAAAGATTGATGCCTACTCCGTTTATCTTGAAAATGAAATGCGATATATGGGCGTCAAACACTGATCAGAAATTACAAATATTAGAGCAAATTTTAGTGCTGTTTAATCCTACATTAGAATTGCAAACAACTGACAACTATGTTGACTGGACCAGTTTAAGTGTATTAGAAATTAAAAACTTAACATGGAGTTCTCGATCAATTCCAGTTGGTGTTGACACACCAATTGACATTGCCACGTTAGAGTTAGAAACACCTATGTGGATTAACCCGCCTGTTAAAATCAAACAGATGGGCGTTATTACACAAATTATTACTAGCTTGCAACAAGGTATCACTGATCCTGAACAAGGATATATTGACGGGTTAGGAACTGATCCGCTAGCCGATAGCGCAAGAACAGGCATACAGCTTGTTACACAAATTGCAACTAACATTGCTGGATACGGTGTTCAAGTATACAATGGTCAAGCACAATTATTAGCATCGGGCGAAAATGTAGTGGGCATAGACCCTAATGAATTGCCTGTTAAGCAAGGCACTCCTATTAGTTGGTTTAATATTTTAGATCAATACCCTGGACAATATAAAGCAGGATATAGTCAAATATTTGTCAAGCAGCCGGCAGGCAACGAAGTAATTGGAACAATTGCACTGCACCCAGACGACGACACATTGCTGATCGTTAATTGGGACTCCGACACATATCCTAGTAATACTGACATCACTACTCTTTCAAGACCAAGCAGCTCAGGCACGTTTGATGCTATTATTAATCCGCTAACATTTAATCCTAAACGTCCTAATAAAGAAGGCAATGACCAACCTGTTGCTACTGGTAGACGATATCTTATTGTAGAAAACATTGGAGATATTGGAAACGTAGACGGTCCAGATGCTTGGAAATCTACGCTAGGTGTGGACTTTGTTGCTAAAGAAAATGATATTATAGAATACGACGGTAGCAAATGGGTTGTGATATTTGCATCATTAGGTCATCAAGAAGACGCTAGCCCTACCTATCAAACGAATATATATACAGGAGTGCAATACAAGTGGGATGGTATTGCATGGACTAAATCGTTTGAAGGCGAGTATAAAGAGGGCGGATGGAGACTAAGACTGTAACTGATAAAATTGTTTGTAGCGGTGCATTAATTTATGCTAAATCTACAAACAGATTTCTATTGCTTCAAAAAGCTGACGGCAAGCACTCTGGAACATGGGGCTTAGTCGGTGGCACTAACTTAGCTAACGAAAATCCATGGCAGGGCCTTCAACGAGAAATTGAAGAAGAATTAGGCGCAATGCCTGATATTAAAAAAACGATCCCCTTAGAATCGTTTGTTTCAAATGATAGTGTGTTTAACTTTCACACTTATTTTTGCGTAGTAGAAAAAGAATTTATTCCAACCCTTAGCGAAGAACACGTTGCATGGGCATGGGCTAGCATTCAATCATTTCCTAAACCTGTTCATAACGGGCTTGCACTTAGTCTGCGTAATCGCATTATTCAAACTAAGATACAAACCGTTATTGATATAGTAGACAGTCTTTAAGCCTGCGCTTCGCCCCAACGAACAACAATGTTAGTAGAAATGTTTCCAGTGCCACTCGCACGGTAAACGTTAATAGCCAACACGTCTGGGCCGTTAGGATAAGTTCCTCGACCGCCTAATGTAGTATTAGTTAATTCTTTTAATTCACCTAGCTCTAAGACTGTTGCTCCGCCCGGTGCAGCAACTAATGAGAATACCGTCTCGCCTGGTTGTGCATAAGGAGGAAGACCGAACTGGAATGTTATAGCACTGGCAGGGGCAATTGCCGCAATTGAACTTTGTGTAAAGTTAACACGATAGTAGGCAGTTCCACCAAACGATTGTAATGCTGTAACACTTGCAATTTTAGTGCCAGAGGGGAACTTAGCAACGTCTACAATTTCAGTGCCGGTAGTTGCTCCATAGTTAGAAACTAGTGTTTCCCAACTTACTTGTGTAAAGTATAAGAAGGATGTATTAGTTCCAATAATAGCCGGAGTAAATGCCACTGTAGCTGCGGCACTAATTGCGCTTGATGCATTCTTACTTAATAGCAATGTATAGTATGCTGTGAAACTAAATGTCACAGCAGTGCCAGCTGGTTGAGAACCAACTAGTGTGCTATTAAAAGTAACAGTGTAAAAGTTAACACCATTGAATGTTCTCAATGGACTAATTGCACTAATCTGAGTTCCGTTTGCAAATTTGCCAGTATCGTTAGTTGTATTGCCAACAGCCGGTGTTCCAATTGGTAATGCTGCCCAGCTTGACTGTGTAAAGTTAAGTGTAGTTGCACCAGTCGTTGCTAATCCTGTTGCAAATAGGGTAGTATTGTTAAGACGATTGTTATTTACAACAGCGCCAGTAACCGAAAACGGTCCAAAGTTGGCAGCAGTAAATGCATACGACACAGTAGTAGTGTTACATGCTGTAACTGTATATGTTCCGTTGATTCCAGTCAACCCGGGATTACCTGATACTGTGATACTGTCACCGATGCTATACGGAGAAAAACTTTGTGTCACGTTAAATGTTAATGTTATTACATTATTAATTAACTGAACTTGTCGAGTTGCTAAGTTTGATGTAACCGGATTGTGGGGCAACAGTGCATTTTGACTAAAAGTTACTGTATAATAACTATTTCCTGCGGCGAATAGCGGTCCAGTAACACCACTTACGGTAGTGCCAGCTGGGAAATCTGCACTTGATACCCCGTAACCTGCTACAATAGTTCCTAGTGCAGAATAACTAGATTGTGCAATATACAAGAAGTTTACACCAGCTGGCGTTTTAAAGTTTGCGCTTGCTGGGATTGTAGCAGTTCCTGTTACTAGACCTAATGTCGTAGCAATTGGAAGAGGATTAGCAGTAACTGATGATACAGTTGTTCCGCTTGGATACTTAGTTTCTGAAGTTGCCACACTAAATCCAGCAGTTGCTCCGAGCGTGTCCCAACTTGCTTTTGTTACATATAATATATTTGATCCAATTGCCGATGCAAATAATGAATTATTTGGAACAGTAGCGTTTCCAGTTAAGGCTGC